ATGCCAAGACGTGCTAAGGAACTTTCCGCGATAGAAGTTAGGCGGCTAGGCCGTGGCGTTCACAATGTGGGCGGCGTGGCGGGCCTGTTGATGCAAGTTACAGACAACGGCGCGCAATCTTGGCTGTTACGCGTTCGGGTTGGCGAGAAGCGGCGCGAGATCGGTTTGGGGGCTTTCCCCGAAGTGAGCCTTGCAAAAGCGCGTGAGAAGGCCGGAGAGGCTAAGGACGCGATCCGCAACGGGGTTGATCCCGTAGAGGCGCGCAAGGCCGCTAGATCGGCGCTGCTGACGTCTCAGCGGCAAGGACTGACATTCATCGAAGCCTTTGAAAAATACGCGGCCAAGAAATTGCCCGAACTCAGTACTGAGCGGTATCGCACTCAGTGGCGCGCAACTGTCGAGAAATACGCCTTTCCCGAACTTGGCGGCATGTTGGTGCAGGATATTACCCGCGAGGACATTTTGCGGATTCTGCACCCTATCTGGGAAAGCAAAACTGAAACCGCGACCAAGGTACGGCAGCGGGTGGAAAAGACGCTGGATTACGCCAAGGCGGCAGGGCATCGCACGGGTGACAATCCGGCGGCATGGCGCGGCAATCTCGAACTGGCACTATCTGCACCGAACAAGATTGCACCGAAAGAAAACTATCCCGCGTTGCAGCTTGACGATGTGGCGCGCTGGTGGGTGGACCTTCAAGAGCGCGAGGGGGTAGGGGCGACCGCCCTGGCGTTTCAGGCTTTGACTGCTTCACGCACGGGGGCCGTCCGGTTTGCGACTTGGGATGAAATCGACTTGGATGCGCGGCTCTGGACAATCCAGCCGGGGCGCACGGCAAGCAAGATCCCCCCAACCGGAAAACCGCACCGCGTTCCGCTAACAGATAGTATGATTGCACTGCTGAAAAGTTTGCCGCGCATGGGTGATCTGGTTTTCACTTCCCCGCGCGGCGGCGTTATGTCGGATGCGACTTTGGGCAAGGTGATGCGCTCAATCCATGAAGCGGACATCGAGCGCGGCGGCGCGGGCTATCTGGACGCCAGAACAAAGGTGCAGGCTGTACCGCATGGCCTTAGAAGCTGCTTTCGGGTTTGGGTCACTGAGCGCACCGACTTTGACGGCGACATGGCCGAAATTGCCTTGGCGCATATGGTGGGGAGCAAGGTCCGGCAGGCTTATGACCGTTCCGATATGATCGAAAAGCGGCGGGTGATGATGGCGGCTTGGGGGCGGTTCTTGCGCGGCGAACAAGGGGCGAAAGTGGTGCAGATAGGGGCGGCGGGATGAACGATTGGGGAATACCCGATTGGCGAAATTTGACTGCCTATGGTGAAACTTTAGATTGGGAAGTTTACCGTTGGCGGTGGGAGTTTTACCGTAGAAGAGGCGACCTTAGAGAGGATTATGAGCGCAATAAGTGGGAGCACTATGAACTCTGTCGAGATGTGATCTTAGAAGAGGGCGGCACGTTATCAGATGTAATTCATCCCGAAGATAAGCGGTTTAAGGTAGCTGTCGAGAATTGCCCAGAAAAGTATGGTTATACGTCTTTGCCCAACCCTCGATTTGGCGATCATAGACTATCTGAATTATACCCCCTTCACGACTGCGAATCTGACCTGTCCGTAGTGTTGCCGGGCTTTAATGGCAAAACATCGCGCGAGGTGAGGGTGGGTGAGAACACCTATGGATTTGTTTTCAATCTGGAAAAGCCGTTGGGGCCACAATTAGAGGCAGCAAAAGAGAATTTAGAGCGTGCGCAAATTGCTGTGATTGGTGAAAAGAAACAGCGAAAACGTAGGCATAAAGGAAAATACCTTGATTATCTTAGGGTACTAGATGCGCGCGCGTCTGGCTGTTCTTGGGCCGAAATTTCCAAAATACTTATTCATTCTGCTGCGGATGCACAAAATGCCCGAGACGTTCACAAGCAAGCGGAAGCCTTGTGTTTTAACTCTTGGAGTTAATTCACAATCCCCAAGCCTGAGATAAGGCGGCAACTAAGGAGCAACTGTAACAAGGAGTTGCTCCAATGCCTGATACGTATCTTTCCGATAAAGACCTGTCCGACCGCTACCGTATCACGCGCAACACCGTGTGGCGCTGGCATCGTGAGCGGGCTGACTTTCCCCGCGCTGTCAAACTTTCCCCGAACTGTACCCGCTGGAAACTGAGCGAAATCACCGCTTGGGAAACCTCACAAGGCGAGGTGGCAGCATGAAGAACAACAAAAAAGAAAACGCCGCGAACCTTGCAGGGTTCAACGGCGTCAAAGAGGATAAGAAACGCGACATTTCTTGCGCTGATGCTACCCCGAAGCGGAGCGCAAATGCAATGTCTTTGTATGCCAAGGACCGCCATAAGCGCGCGTCTAAGTCTCTGGGCTACGTCCTGACCATGGCAACCCCGGACGCGTGGGAGGGCTTCGTTCTTATCCTCAAGGCGAGACTGACCACGGGCGAACGGCAGGCGCTGGCGATGGCCGCTCTGGTCACACTGGATGATGATACCGCATATCGCACGGCATCGGCGGCGCTGTTCGGCGTTTTGGATGGCGAGGTGCTGTCATGATGGTCATCGCGGGATTTACGGGGCCAGTAAAAGAGCTGGAGACTATTGCGGACCGTTTGCGCAGCGATGTGGATAGCGAGATCTGCAACTCCGATAGCTGGGAAAACGGCACCGAGCCAATGATCGAATTGTCATTGATGGAAGCCAAAGGCATCGCCCAAACCCTGAGCCGTATCGCGAACTTTCTTGAGCGGATTGCGGAGGGTATAGAATGACCTTCCACAATCGCCAGCCAATCGAGCGCGCGGCAACGCCTGCTGAGATCGAACGTCTGCTGCACCACATGCCTGTGGTTGCTCAGATGGCGGAGAACACATGGGCCAAGGGCTTTGCACAGTCTGTCACCAAACAGGCGCGACGCAAGAATTGGAAACCATCCCTGAAACAACTGTCTGTGATGCGCGGGCTGGTCTCTGACCTGTTCACCCATGCCAGCGACGATGCGGAGGACTTCAACCCGATTGAAAGCTGATCACCCGTGGCGCTGCTGTAGAGCGGCTGTGGCGTCACGGGTGAAGCATCGGCCCGCGTTCATAGTGAGCATACCTTAGGGGCATATCACAGGACGCGGGTCACGCTCTAGCTTTTGACCGTCGAGCAATATCGGCGGGGATATAGATCGGGAACTACCCCACTCCGAGCGGAACCAGTGCCTACTAGGCCGCTCAGAAGCGCGACACAGAACCCACCGCCTCAGTGCGGGGACCGTACCGGAGCAAGACTGCAAAGGACGGGGCTGGAGAATACCCAGCGGGACAGCGGCTGGCCACCGATACCGGGCATCGCGTGGATACGATCTAGGAAGGTAGGACTGTCGCACCGAGCAAGGGAATACTCCTTTGTGTAGCGGGGGACAGTAGCGGGGGCGGACTGTGCCTAGAATTGATTGTGTTATAGTATAACATGTGATAGAGTTAAGAAGATCGTCGTGATGACTGATCAACATCCCATAGATGGAGCTAGCGCACTGAACCTGTATCTTAAACTGGTCCCAATGCCCCCTTTTTCTTCCGTGGGGGGGGTCGCGGTTGGGGGTTATGCGTTCGCGCTGTGCGCAGCCGTTAATTCAAGATCATCACTTCGGATTTCGATTGATCCATTTCTCGGCATCAAACAGGTTTTGGAATTGCTCGCCATCAACCTCTACTCCGTCTTGAGCTTTCCTGATCAAGTAACCTTTATAAGTTTTGATCGCAGCTCCAACATCCTTCGGACCTACCACACTAACCGACTTTGGTGTGGTGCTGGTTTTGTTTGCGCTGGTCTCTTTAGACTGAAGCTTGCCTTGACTGCGCATAATCTCCAGCATCTGACCAGTATTCTCCGCGGTGGCAATTTGAGCCAAGCCCATTTGGGCCATTCCTACAATCAGAAAGCCAAAGATACTAAGCAAGCCAGCGCCAATTATCGCAAAAAGAGCGTTTGTTTGAGACAAAGCTACCACGCCAGCTACGACGCAAAGAGCTACGAATGCCCATCCAACGTACATGAGGATGGAAAGCAAATTCTTCGCCGTTTGGAAGCTCTGCACAGACTATCTCCTTACATTGCCGCAAGCTCGGCACGGACAAATACCATTTGCCAATGCTCTAAGAGTTTTCTGACATGAAGGCATCCACCAAGGCAATCCGTTTTCTTGAAACGCTGGCAATCCCCGAAGGTCCGAAGGCTGGCGAGCTGATCAAGCTGGCAAAGTTTCAAAAGCAATTCGTGCGGGGCGCTCTTGCGGATGGCGTGAACGTCGCGGTTCTGTCGATCGGCAGGGGCAACGCTAAGACGGCGCTGTCTGCTGGCATCGCCTTGGGGTCCGTCATGGGCAAGTGGGATGACCAGCCACGGCGTGAGATCCTCATAGCGGCGAGGACACGGGATCAAGCGCGGATTGCGTTCGACTTCGTGGTGGGCTTCATGCGGTCGCTGTCGGAGGATGAACAAAAGCTGTTCACGGATCGGCGGTCGCCACGTCTCGAAATTGAATATGACGGCGACGGCGGCGGGCATTTCATCCGCGCCATTGCTGCGGATGGCAAGAGCGCGCTGGGATCTGCCCCTACGCTGATCTTGATGGACGAGCGCGGCCATTGGGCCGCTGATCAAGGTGACGCACTGGAACATGCGCTGTTGTCCGGCATGGGCAAACGCGGCGGGCGGGCGCTGATCATCTCAACATCGGCGGCGGATTCTTCCCATCCTTTTTCTGTGTGGCTCGACGAGGACGCACCCGGCATCTATCGGCAGGAACATCGCCCTGCACCGGGCTTGCCTGCGGATGATCTGGACAGTTTGAAAGAGGCGAACCCCGGCGCGGCGGCTGGCATCGGATCTAGCCTTGAATGGTTGCAAGGGCAGGCACGGCGGGCGATTGCGCGGGGCGGCTCTACGCTGACCACCTTCCGCTTGTACAATCGAAACGAGCGCGTGAGCGGCGAAACCCGCGATGTGCTGCTGACCGTCGATGAGTGGCTGGCCTGCGAGGTGTCGGAGGTTCCGGCACGGCAGGGGCAATGCGTGATCGGCATCGACCTGGGCGGATCTGCATCTATGACGGCGGCGGCGTTCTACTGGCCTGAGACGGGGCGACTAGAAGCTCTGGGCACCTTCCCAAGTAAACCGAACCTTGCGGACCGTGGCGCAAACGATGGCGTTCAAGGCCGCTATGTCGAGATGAAGGACCGGGGCGAACTCTCCACCCTTGGCGACCAGACTGTGCCGATTGCGCCGTGGCTGATCGAGGTGATGAAGCATATCGAGGGCGAACCCGTCGCGGCGCTGGTCGCTGACCGATACAAACAATCCGAACTTGGCGAGGCGATCGAGCGGGCGGGCATCCGCGCGGCTGTGGTCTGGCGTGGCTTTGGCTTCAAGGACGGGAACGAGGATTGCGAGCGGTTCCGGCGCGCGGCTTTCGACGGCAAGGTGCTGACCACCGCGTCCCTGCTGTTGCGGTCTGCGTTTGCGGACGCTGTGACCCTGCGAGATCCGGCAAACAATCTGAAATTGGCAAAGGCTCGATCGACGGGCCGGATCGATGCGGCATCGGCAACGGTCATCGCTGTGGCTGAGGGCGCGCGGATCATGGGCCGACCATCACATAAGGGAGGGCGCATTGCATGGGGATGACCGAAACGGCAACCCGGCTGATCGAGCGTTTTGGACAGGATGCAATTCTGCGCAAACAGCCTGCACCACGTACCGACCCCGACGATCCGCCTGCGGGTCCGGCAGTGGACTATCCGGTCACTGTCGCGGTCACTGATTACACCGTCGAGGAGCGGGCAAACGCTCTTATCTCGGATAGTGCGCTGCGGGTGTTTATCACTGAGGGCGTTGTCCCTTCCACTGCTGACAAGCTGGTGATCGGCGGGGTTGCCTATCTGATCAATCGCGTTGGCACTCTGGGGCCGGATGGCGTGGTGATCTGCTATGAATTGCGGGTCCAGATATGAGCAGGCGCGACGAGTACAAACGGCACTCTGCGAAGGTAACACGCGGGCCGCGATGGAAGGCTCTGAGGATGCAAGCCTTGGATCGTGACGGCTGGCAATGCGTCCAGTGTGGCGAGCTGCGGCGGCTGGAATGTGACCACGTTCTGCCTGTCAAAACGCACCCCGAACTTTCCTACACCCTGTCAAATTTACAAATTCTCTGCGGGCGCTGTCATGCGCGCAAAACGAGATTGGAAGTGGGTCACACCCCGCTTTCCCCGAAGCGTCAACAATGGCGCGACCTTCTGTCGAGCATGAAAGGAAATAACTATGCTGACATCTAAAAAGCTGGAATTGCGCCGTTCCGAGATCCGTCAAAACCTGTCGGAGCTGGCGAACATCGAAACACCGTCTGCGGACGAAACCCGCAAAATGACGGAACTCGATACTGAGTATCGCGCCAAGGAAGTGCAGTACCGCGCGGCGCTGGTATCCGAGGATGAAGAGCGCCGGGACGCTGGCAATGTGCTGGAAACCCGATCTGAAAAGGAATGGACCGAGATCATGGGCGCTTTCGAGATGCGCCAAGTCGCTTTGTCTCTGGACGAAGGCCGCGCGCTCGACGGGCAAACGGCGGAGATCGTGACCGAGCTGCGGAGCGCGGGCGGCTATCGCGGCATCCCTGTTCCCTATGCTGCACTTGAGACGCGCGCCGGGGAGACGATTGCCAGCGGTACACCGAACCCGATTGCCACCCGTCCCTTGATCGAGCGTCTGTTCCCTGCGTCTGTCGCGGCTCAAATGGGCGTCCAGATGATCAACATCGGCAGCGGCGACTCGGAAACACCCGTCACCACGTCGGCGATCACGGCGGGCTGGCAGGCAACGGAAACGGGCAATGTGCCGGGGCCGTCCGCTTACGCCACGTTGGACCGTCCGCTGTCGCCTGATCACACTCTGGGAATCCAGATGCGGATCACCCGCAAGACCCTGAAGCAATCCGGCGCGGCTCTTGAGCAGGCGATCCGCCGGGACATGAACGGGGCTATGTCGCAAGAGATGGACCGGGCAATCTTTAACGGATCTGGATCTGGTGGCGAACCTACTGGTGTATTCACGGGCGCAACGGCTTGGGGCATCGTGGAAAGCCCTGTCGATGCTGCGGCAACATGGGCGGCGTTTCGGTCTGAGGTTGTGCAGTTTATCATCGCCAATGCCGCAAACGGTCCCGGCGATGTGCGCCTGCTGATCCGTCCTGAGGTTTGGGACTACATGGATTCTGTGCTTGTCGGAACAGGGGGCTATAAATTCGAGTATGACCGCCTGACTGAGGCGCTCGGGTCCGTCGTAATGTCTCACAACGCCTTACCTGCCCCTGCGCTACCATCCGGCGGCACCGAAGGCGATCCGCTGGAAAGCATGGCACTGCTGACAACATCGGCGGGCGGTGTTGCCCCTGTGTTCGTGGGTCTGTGGGGGGCCGTCGATCTGGTGCGTGATCCCTATGCCGATGCACAGTCGGGCGGGCTTCGTCTGACGGCGCTTTCCACAATGGACACGACAATCAGCCGCGCGGTCCAGTCGCGCGTTCTGACGGGTATCCAGTAAGATGCTGGAGGGCTTTGCAGGCGGCGGGCTTGAACTCCGCAAGAGAGCGTCGGGCGCGTTGGCCCTGCAAGGCTCTTTCCCATACGGCAAACGTGCCGTCCTGTCCGATGGCGGCAGGACGGGGCGACCCAAAAAAGAAGTGATTGCGCCACGCGCCTTTGCCTACCGGATCGACACACCATCGGACCACGGCGGCAAAAAGGATATCCACCTGCTGTCGGGTCACGACTACGGCAAGCCGCTGGCGTCTGTGCGCTCTGGTACTCTGGAGATTGCGGACAATGACGCGGGCGTCACCTTCACCGCGACGATCACCGAAGAAATGCAAGAGGTGTCATATGTGAAGGACATTCTTGCGGCGGTCGCGGCGGGGCTGGCGATCGGCATCTCCCCCGGCTTTCGACTGCCCCCGAAACGAGCTGTGCCTGAGCCTGAAAAGATCGAGGATGAAGGCATGGACCCTGAGAACGGCGCGCATAATGCCATTATCAGGACCGTGATGGCGGCGCTCTTGTACGAGATGAGCATCGTGACCCGTCCGGCCTATCCCGAAACGCAAATCGAGGCGCGAAATTGGGGCGTGACGGACAACTTGTCATTCACCGATGGCGCTCTCCCAAGTTGGGAGAGCGGCCTGCACCGAAGCTTGAACAGATGGAGGGCGTGAGATGATCGACGTTCTAAAGCAATTCGAGGCAGTCCCGGCGGCCTATCCCGCTGTACCTGCGGACCTGTCTGCTGAGGCGGCGGCGCTGGATGAGGCGATGATC